TTTAGGTCAATCAACTGCTATACTTAGTTATTTAATTGATAAATATAAAAAACCAATCGTTATTGATTGTGTAGACATTTTTGATTTATCTGATTTTAGTGATGGTGAACACAAAAGATATATAGGACAACTAAAAGGTAAATTTTTTGAAACATTTTTAGAAAATATGAAAAAATCTAAAACAATTCATAACATTAGATATATTCATAAAGGAACTTCTGTTGAAATAGCAAAAAAGTATCCAGAGCATTCTATAGATTTAGTATACTTAGATGCTTCACATTTAAAAGAACATCTTTTATTGGATTTAAACTCTTGGACTCCTAAACTTAAAAAACATGGAGTTGTTGCTGGTGATGATTTAGATCATAAAGGTGTTTATGAGGCTTTAGAAGAGTTTTTTGAAACAGACGAAAAAGGTATCAAAAATTCTAGAGGTACAAATTTTGGAACATGGGCTGTAGTCAAACAATGAAAAAAGCAAAAGTAAAAAAGATTTATCTTTCAGATAAGATATACATTAAAAAAACAGATGTTGAGGATGAAGACACATTAGCTTCTCTTTTTACATATGATACAGGTGAAGATATTCTTCAAACCTACGATGAGACTGACACTCATTTTATTTTACCATCAAATAGCTTTGGTAAGCTAGATTATGATTCTGTTTCTGATAAAAGAACCTACATTACTGCAAAAAGTAACCTCTCATTTGCTGGTAAACTGAGGTGGGAGCAAAAAGAAGTTGTAGACAAGTTTCATACAAAAGGTAGAGCTAGAAGTGGGATAATTCAAGCTCCTTGTGGATGGGGCAAGACATTTACTGGTGTAGATATAATCGCAAGAAATAATGTTACAACTCTTGTTATGGTGCATACTAAACTTTTATTCAGACAATGGATTGAAGAATTAGAAAGACAAGTTCCAGGAGTAAAGATAGGTAAAGTAGGAGATGGGTTATTCGATATACAAGACATTACAGTTGGCATATATAAAAGTGTTTATAATAATCTTAGTAGCATGCGTGATAGTTTTTCATTAGTTTTAGTTGATGAAGCACACCTATGTCCAGCAGAATTATTTAGCACTGCATTAAACAATCTTAGTGCAAAAATTAAGATAGGAATAACAGCTACACCAAAAAGAAAAGACGGAAAGCACGTGTTTTTAGCTGACTATTTTACAAAGTTTATGGTTACAGCTAGAGACCCAAGAAAATTACAAGATCCTATAGTTTTGGTTAAAAGAACAGATTTTAGGTTTCCAGTTATAGATCCAAAACGTGATTGGTCGCGCCAGTTGAACAAATTATGCAGTAATCAAGATTACTTGGCAGCTATCTCAAATATGGCAATTCAACTTATAGGTCAAAAACGATGTCCTTTGATTCTTGGTGAGAGAGTTCAGATGCTCAAAGACTTACAAGGAATGATAAAAAATAGTATATGTTTAATAGGAGAAACAGATGAATCAACTAGAAAAGACGTTCTTCAAAATGTTGGAGGAAAGTATAAAGCAGTCTTATCAACCAAACTCTTCGACGAAGGCATCAGTTGTCATCGTCTTGATACTCTTATTATCACTTGCCCTAACAATAATCCTATAAAGTTAGAGCAAAGAATAGGTAGGATAATAAGAGAACATCCTGATAAACAAGTGCCTATGGTGGTAGACTTTTGGCTTAGTGGGCCAATAGTATCTAGACAACAAGCAAAAAGACTAGAGTGGTATCAGCAACGTGGCTATTATATACTTTAATTGGTACGAGTTACACACAAAAGCAAAGGGCGACCCTGCTGGAATAATTATCTTGACTTATGGTCTAACCTTAAGTTATACTGTAAGTACTTCTCAATACTTGATGAAAAAATTAAATATAAATCACATTCCTATTTTTCTATTTAAAAAAAACTATTTAATAGTAACAAAGGATAAAAAGGTAAAAATTAATGTTAAAACTGAAGATGCTCAAAGCTATTTTGCATACGATAAATTTTTGTTTGCAAGAGTCTCGGCAAGACAAAAAGCATTATATTTACGAGCATTGTCAATGAGAGCTATTAATGATAAAAGTAATTTTATACCTAGACACTATTTTAATGAAGTAGCTAAGAACCCTTTTTTAAAAGTAACAGAAGATAAAATACATTTTATATACGAGTCTCCGCGAGGAGATACCTAAACTAAAGAACCAACGTTCACAAGGAGGATACTATGGTAGCTTGGGATAAAGCAAGAGGAAAACAAAGCTCTGGGTCAAGCCAGCGCAAAGAAATCGAGAGACTATCTCTCTCAATCGGTGATACTAAAGTTAGGTTGATAGGTGATGTAATGCCTAGATACTGCTACTGGGTTGTCACTACTGAAGGCAAAAAAATGCCTGTAGAATGTCTTAGTTTTTCAAGAGAAACTGAGTCATTTGATAATAACGCTCAAGACCCTTTCAAGGAGATTGACACTGCAATATATTCAGACAAACCGCAATTTTCCTATGTCTGTAATGTAATTGATAGAACAGATGGTAAAATTAAACTGTTCGATTTAAGAGCAACTATTTATTCTCAAATAGTAGACTATGCTTCTAACCCTGAATATGGTAACCCTGCTGATGCAGCAAAAGGTTATGATCTTACTGTAAAGAAAGAGAAGACAGGGCCACTTCCGCAAAATGTTAAGTATACGGTAGTTCCTGCAAGAAGCAATATTGCCTTAACTGAAGATGAGCAAAATCTAGAGCTATTTGAACTAGATAGAATCTATAAGCGTCAAACTTATGATGAGCAGAAAGAGTGGTTATTACAGAATACTGCCTTCTTTTCCGCAGAAGCTGGTGATGAGTTCAAAGCTGTAGAAGATGTTGAGGATTTAGCATAAATGAAAAAAAAGTTATCTGATTTAGTTAGTAATACTATAACTAGCGAAGGTAGCACAGATAATGCTCCAAAGAAAAAAAACTTTGGAGCATTTACTGATGTTACTGGTGATCAAGCAAAAATTGATCTTAATATACTGAGAAAATATAATGTTTTCTTTGCAACCCCGTGTTACGGGGGAAACCTAACGGATCAGTACTTTTTAAGTATGTTTCGTTGCACACAAACGATGATGAAAAATGGTATAAATTTTAGGATAACAACACTAAGAAATGAATCATTAGTTACTAGGGCTAGAAATATTCTATCAGCAATGTTTATGGAAAGTGATTGTACTCATTTATTTTTTGTTGATGCTGATATAGAATTTGATGCAGAGTCAGTATTAAGAGCTTTAGCTTTTGATAAAGATATAATCGCAGGTGCTTATCCTAAAAAAGCACTACCTGTACAATACGCAATGAATTTTAAATTTATTGATCCTACTAAAGGACAGATCAGAGTTCAGAATGGAGCTGCTGAAGTATTAGATGCGTCAACTGGTTTTTTCTGTATAAAAAAGAGTGTATTTGATAAAATGAGAGAAGCATATCCAGAGTTGCATTATAAGAATGATTCTAACATAGATAAGAAGTACAATAAATATTGTTATTCATTTTTTGATACTATCCATGATAAATCAGACAATAGATATTTGTCAGAAGACTACACTTTTTGTAGAAGATGGCAAGCTATCGGTGGAGAAATTTGGATGGATTTATCTACAAAACTTAATCATGTAGGTAGTTATACTTTTGAGGGCGATCTCAGCAAAATAATAAACGTGGGAGCAGGTAAGTGAAAAAAGGGATAGTGGTAAAAAAGAATGTATTTCAAGCTGAAGAAGTAGAATCAATACACGATTTTATCATAAAAAATGATATCCTATTTAGTAATCCAGTATTTACAGCTGGACAACAAATCCCCGATTTTATAGGATCTACAATACCTTTTAAAAGATTAGATAATAACTCACAAGAAATGTTCGGTATTAAACAGTTTTTAAACACTGTTAGATTCTTTACTCAAAAAATTATTCACGAAAGATCTGGAGAGTTACACATACCTGACAATACTGAACTAGTGAAATGGAAAGAAGGTAGAGAGATGGGTCTTCACTCAGATAACTCTTGGCCAGATGGCTCTCAACAAGACCATCCTACTAATTTTAGAACATGGTCTGGTATATTTTATATTAATGATAATTATGAAGGTGGTGAAATTGAGTTTCCATATAAAAAATATAGTTATAAACCTAGAGCAAACTCTTTGGTAGTATTTCCCTCTACAAGTGATTATCTTCATGGAGTAAGCAAGATTACTAAAGGAACCAGATACACAGTGGCTATGTGGTTTACACAAGATTTTGCTCACATCGAAATATGAAAGAAATTAAAAGAGTTTCTTATGCACATCCAGACTTTCAAGTTGAAGTAGATTGGATACTAACTCACCGGTGTAATTACTCATGTTCTTATTGTCGAAGTTATGATAATTC